CTTTTCTGTTTTGTGAGTCAGAATCTTTGGCGGCCTTCAAAGCCATCGCATAAGCCTGCATACATTTCATTGACGCAGCTACACCAATATCACCTTTCAGCATAATGCCGGCTAAGTTACTGGCGAGTTTCCATGCTAATGCATCAATGAATGAAGGGGGGAATACGGCTGTATTTGTTGTGTAAGCCGCGTATTTCAGCATAGCGTTCTCTTGGTTGGCATAGATAATAATATTGCCATCCGTATCCGATTCAACCGAGTAGTCCTGTTGATTGCCATGTGTCGCCAAGCGATTAAGATAGCTGGCTTTACTACCATCACCATAGATACTGCTAGTTGTAGCGTTACTCGGAAAGCCACCGTAGTTGACATCACCCACCGCTATTGAATCATAAAGAGCAATCACGTTAATCATATCGCTAGGCGTTTCGTAACAGTAATCCCAAAGACTAGAAGGATTTGTTGTTTGCGCCAGCGTGACTAGCTTACTATTAAAGCCCCAGTTATGCTCGTCCAATACAGCCGATAAAGACATCGGATAGAACCGAGCGCAATAGCCAGCCTGAGCTGATTGGTCCGGTGGGGATATGCTTACTACATTAGCCTCATCGCCAAGACGAGCCAGAGCAAGGTTACAAATATCGACGTCTGAACTCATCTACTTATCCTCAGCAATCTACAGCATCAGCAAACTCGGGGAGTGTCTTAAGATAGTCATATCCTTGAGCAATGAAGTTTTTACCATCTAAGGTAACTAAAAATGTATATTGCATATTATCAATAACTTCGCCATCAAGTTTGGAAAAGGTATCAATTAAAAGTGTCATGCGATTTTTATTGCCTGAAATATCGGATATTTTTATATATGAGTTTTGAAACTCTAATGTCTTGCCGTAAATATCTTTTGTTTTTAATTTAGTTAAAGCCATTGTCGTTGTTCCTTATATTTGAATAATACCGGACATTAAAAAATTTTCACCGTTTGAAGCTGGATACGTTCCATCATAATTTCTAATAGCCAAATTGCCAGACCCTGCATTTGCAGCTTGCAACATTTTTCCAGACACGCTATTAGCTCTGCCCGATAAGATTCCAGAATTAATGGTTGTAAATGGAGTGGATATAGATACAAAATTAGACCCTGTTCCATTTGTAGTAATAGTAATATTGGCTATTATTGATACCGATCTGCCTTGCCTTCTATATTTTGCAGTTCCACTAGCTGTTGTAATTGTTCCTGTTCCAGCACCTATTGTTGGCGTATAAGATACCCATGCTATATCATATACCTCAGATAAAACATTAATTACATAGCCTTCTGATATAAACACAGTGCCGCAATAACAGGCGTTGTTGATAAATTTATTGTTGCTTGGATTGCCGCCTACGCTTGACTCGTATGCGCCATAACGGATACGATTTCCTTCATCAACAATAACATTGTTTTGCACTGTAGTCGCTTGGCATAATGCACCGCCAAGCAAATACACGCCAGAGCCGTCAGCGTCATTTCTGGTATTACAGCTAACAATTAAGTTATTCGCAACGTGAGTGTATAGACACGCATGTACGCTTATATGATTCGCTGAGACACCAATACCGCTACCGCCTGATCCATAAATACTATTCCCCATCACGACATTGTTTTTAACGTCAACAGTTTCGCCAAAGACACTAATCCCAAAATCATTGTGTCCAACTCCACAAATAACACGATTATTTCTAATAGAATTATCGCTGCCATCTGTTATTTGGATCGCCTCCAATGTAGACCCCAGCACAACGCAATTTTCTACTACGGAATAATATGTTCCAATCAGTGCGATTGTAAAAAATGATGATCCAGCACCAGCAGCATAAGAATTAGATATTTTGTGATAACTGCCACCGGTAATTGCAAAATTTGACCCAGTGCCTTGGTGTGTCGAAATGACTTGGTCAATATGAATCACTCCTGACGTATTTGTCACGATAATTGCAGACTGAGCAAACTTGTCGATGTGGATATTGCTGAATAAAACTCCGCCAGATGCGCTCACAAAAAACGGCATCCTGCCGCCATCAATAACGTGAATATTTTGAACTACAGCTCTTTCCACAGCGCCAATTTGCAAGCCAACAACAGACGGCAGCGCAGTAGATGAAATGTTGATAGCAAAATCACTGAGCGTCAAATCAGTTTGAAAATTGCAAGAAAGCCAAGTCGTTGATCCGCCAGCCATTGCGCTTTTGGCCGTAATAGTTGTGGCCTTTCCAGCGCCTGTCAGCGATTTTAGCGTGGCTGGAAAAGCCATTGTATCAAGTAGGTAATTACCTGCTGGCATAACAACGTGAGAGCCAGCAGTTGCAGCAGCTAAAAATGCGGCAGTATCATCCGTCACTCCATCCCCTACTGCACCAAAATCTTTAACACTAACAGTGTCATTTAGTTTAGATGCAACTGTACGAGTAACTGCACCTGTGCCGGATGTTTTAGTGCCAACTAAGGTTGATCCTGTGGATGCAGCAAGGTTGACTAATGATGTGCCAGTGGTAGCCGGTAAATTGATTAATGCTGTTGCTGCATTATTCCAAACAAGGACATTATTAGCGGCAGGAATGGGCATTAATGGGCTGGCTGTTGAACTTTTAGGAATTGTAATTGATCGGCTTGCCTGTTCTGCCAGTTGCTGTATTTCAATAACTGTCCTATCCAAGGCGTTATTAATCGACTCCGGATAAAAACCACCTGAGTTAGTCAACGCTAGTGTTTGTGTATTAGTGACTTGTGATGTCAGGGTAATATATGTTCCGGTAGCAGGAGCTACTAACAAAGTGACTGAACCACCTGGCGAGGTATTCTGATCGGCATTAAGCGTGACCGTGTAGTTAGTAGATAGTACCAATACCGATTCAACATCTAACGCATCAAGATAGGTTACTAAAATATCATTAGCGGTAAAGACTTTAAACGTAAAGGGGAATACCGTCGTTACGCCATTGCCTTGACTGGGTCCTGCTTTACGAAGGGTGGTGTTTTGTATGGTCATGTTATTTAACCTTGCTTTCGATGACTGCCACACGAGTATCAAGCCTTGATAACTCATGACGTAAGTCTTTATCAATAGTGGCGAGTGTTTCGTTTATTTCGCCTAGCCGCTCATGCAGCTTATTCCCCATCCAGCCTATGACTACGATTAACACTGACATTAACATTCCAACTACTGGCATAAGAATCTCCGCTTCACTCATTGTTCCAATCCACAAGTATGATTAATAAAGTTAAAACACTCCTGCGCATACGCAGCTACTTGGTCAGCTGCGAGGGATTGGGCGAGAAGAAAGTCTGTAAGTTCTGCTGAAAGTTCGGCAGAGTCGGTTGAGCTAACAGCGATGCCGGTATTTGTATCTGTTGGCACGGTGCAACCACCGTCTTTGCGATGGGTGTCGTACAAGCGCTTAGACTTAAGAGCATCGTGATAAGCATTAATGGTGCTGATTGATTGGGCATGAGCTAACTCCAAATTAGTGTTGGCCTCTTTAGCCGTTGCTTGAGCTTGTGCTACTCGTTCTTGAATACTGGTTAAGGTGCTGGCTGCTTGTTCGTTACTTACTTGAATAGATCGTTGTAAATCATTGATGGCCGCACTGTCTATTTTGTAAGCGATACCAAAACCCGTGCTGAAGGCTGCAATAATAAGTAGGGCATAAATCATACGCCACCCTTATTCTTGGCATTCTTGAAGTTAAAAGCGATCCAGTTAATGCCGGTATGAATCTTGGACCATGCCGAATCATTACTGGCCGGTGGCATAAAAGCCGCCATCACGGAAGCGCCTGCTATGACTTTAGGAATGAGTGTTTCCAAGCTACTTAGCAGGGCTGAAAGTGCATCCATAATGCCCGTAGCAAGTTGTATAACTTCGATCATTAGGGATGGACTCCTTGGGTTGAGAAAACCCCCCACCGAAGCAGGGGGCATGTTCTTTATTTCTTTGGTTCTACGATTAACTCTAAGTTGTCAGACACTTCAGCTTTGTCATCAAGAACGACGACCTCACCTTCTTGTACTAACGCATCATTGATAAAACTTTGAACCAATACTTTGTAACGTGCCATAAATAGTCCTTATAAAACCGCAAAACCGTTTGCATAGAACTTTTGACCTTCTTGGATTTCAGCACCTAAGTCACCGAAAACCGATCCAGCTGTAGTTGTACCCACAGAGATGTAACGCAAGCCCAAATAGCGTTGACCTTTAGAGCCAATTTGTGGGTTAATGTCACAAACAAATCGTGAGCCTAGTATTAAAGACGCCACAGCAATAGGTCCAGTTGTACCCAATACAGTAACCGCAGTAGTTAAAGCCGCATCAGTAGCCGAGATAACTTGCATCTCGATTGATGTGCCGCCAACAGCCGCAACCGTATATTGAAAGCGTCCGAATAAATCAGAACCTTCACCCATATCGCGGGCAACACCGAGGTCCACTGTGTTAGTGCTAAGTACCGAAGTACCCACACTGAATACAGTTTGTCCTGCGACTGCACCGGTCGATGAGATCGAGCCTGACAATAATAAGTTGTTGTCTACATAAGCCATGACTAGACCACCCTTGCTTCTGTGTTTAAGAGCTGGTCTACGCGTCGTAGAGGCACACCTTCAAAAGTGTTCCAACTAGACGGTGTACCAAATTGATTTAGACCAGAATTAATGTCTAAGACGTTTTGTGATTTGTTCAACGCTTGTATTCTTAACATTGAGTAAACTGTTCTGTTCATATAGAAAGCAGGACGGCCCATAGACAAATTCGGAATACGATCTAAAGCGCGTGACATCAATTTGACAATGTCAGCAGCCGCAGATTCAGCAACCAAGTTAGCGGTGTTGATGTTACAAATACGAACGATATAACGCCAATCTTTAACTACTAGACCATTCTTCCATTGGTAATGTGTTTGGAAGGCTTGGTAAGGGTTAGAGTTAGCATCATAAACTACCAATTCACCTTGATCGTCATGAGCCAAACCTGCTTTTGAACCTTTAGGGAAAGTACAAAACGCTGTGTTATCACCCCAAACCACTAAGTAAATAGAAGTATTGTTGGTTGAAGTACCGCCTGCATCGATAATGTTTTGCGCATTACCCGCACCAGAGATAGTGCCGTAACGTGGCGCTAAACCTAAATATTGACGTGGGTCAGTAGCAGGGTTTCCGTAAATCAAAGTTTGTGCTTGTGCTTGGTTCATTGCTTCCAAGAACGCAGAATCTTCTGACATTCTAAAAGCATTGGTGTTGCCGTTTAATAAAGCTAAGTCTTTATCGATCTTAGCGTAGGCTTCCAGCATACCAATCGATTCATCTACTTGCGCAGTGGTTGATTTGCTTGTTGGAATACCTTGGTTGATCGAACGCCAATAGGCAGTCGGTAAACCAGTACGGATGATGACACGGTGACCAGTTGGCAAGTTGCCTTCTTGGAATACCGCATCTTCTAAAATTTCATTCGATTGAGATAGAAGCTCAGCCACTGCCGGCACTTTGCCGTCCGGGTCAAGCCGTTTAGCCCAATCGGCCAGTGTTAATGCGCCAGTTGCTAAAGTTGCCATTTAAATTTCCTATTGTGGATAAAGTCGATCAGCCAGAGATGACGTAGCGGCTGGGCCTTTTCCCCCAGGTACTAAGTTATCTTCTGACATTGCTTTGCCTGCTCGATAAAAGGCTCGGATCATCTCAGGATGATTACCGATACCCGTCTGGTCGAGTAGAGCTTTCAGTTCAGGCGTGGCAAAAGCGTTGATCGCTTTGCTTGCGATAGCCAGGTT